CCGCCAGTAAGGAGGTCAACTCGGCCTCGAAAAGGCTCCACTGGGAGTGTTTTAAGGTTCGTCCAAATAGGTGACGGAGCCAGCTTTCCCTGCTCCATCTTTGCGACCAGGTTCGCAGCGGCGAAGGCTTCGATCTCCACATGAGCGAGGACGTTAAGCTGCTCTCCAGCAAGCTCAAGTCCTCTTTCGATTCCACCGTATCCTGTGCAAAGCGAGAGTGTAGTGAGTGATTGTTGGGGATTATCCACATAGTTGCTCCTATCCTTCATTCGAGGGCCAGGGCGGTAACTGAACCCCAAATTCCTGACCAAAATACTTAACCAGCCCGTGATAACAAATATCGTGATCTGTTGTGCTGGCCTCCTCTGTAGACTCTTGAGCTGTGACTTTTTGGTAGATAGGTTTATAAACATCCGATTTGAACGATTCCCCTGTCCACTGCATATCCAGCCCCCTAGTGTTTAGTGCCTCGATCACAACAACTTTGTCAATACTCGAATCATTCAAGGTTTTAGCCACCTGGTCAAACCATAGGTGGATAGCGTTCCTTTGCCTGTCTGTTTTCGGATTGCTCATGCTTGCTCCCACAATAGCCGGACGTGGCTTTTAATTAAACTTACCCAATGGGGCGGGGCAGACGCTAAAATCTCACCAGTGCGCTCTCTGGCGTTCCTATGGCCCTTCAGGGCTAGTATCTGCATCGCGTAATGCCTTGGCCGCTTGCCTAGTGTGTCTTCTGATTTGTGCTTGAGTTGCAGTTGGGAACGATTCGATGCCATATAAATCCAGAATTCGTAGATATTTGTTAGCCCGTTGAGGGTGAACCCCCATCACTTTACCGATTTGGGCATAAGTCCTGCCGGCCCAGTACAGTCTCTTAGCCTGTAGCATCTGCTTTTGGCTCACTCTGCGGATGATAATCATTGTAACCCCCTAATTATGCGTAAGACCCTAGCCGTTTAGGGAAGATGCCCAGCTTCTCGTTGGTTATCTTCCGCCACGATTTCGATAAATACGCTTGCGTACTCCTGCGCTTCACCCATCGGACAGAGACTCCAGACTTGGAATTTTCTGACGGATACTCTTTTCGAGCGACTAAACCATCTTGATGTAACTCCCTCAGTCTAATGCTGGCGGTAGATACCTTAATGGCTAGCCGGGTACACACCTGACTTTGAGTAAACTCCTCGCCAGACATAAATTCTGACATCGCCATGATCTTATCGCGCTGTTCTTGTGCTTCACCCTTTCTGCCTTGACCCCTCATAAACCTACCTCCAGCTTTATCATATAATTCTCCACAGTTAGTCTAATAAGGCTAAAACATTGCCTGCTGTTTGGTTTCATTGTTAAATCGCTCTTGTGCTGCCTTGAAGTAGTCAGGGTCTAGCTCAGTCCCTACAAACTCAAAGCCTGCGTAGTGTGCTGCTATTGCACTAGAGCCACTGCCAAGATGGGTGTCGAGGATTCTGTCGCCCTCTTTGGCGTAGTTGGTCAGCAGCCATTCGTAAAGTTTTACGGGCTTTTGTGTGGGGTGTATTCGATGGTGGCTCTCGCTTCTTTTCCTGAACTGCTTTAGCACCCTGTCAAAGCTCGTGTAAGCAAGCTCACCATCAGAAAAGTCCCCGCCCATATCCTTCTGCCAATATATCCAACATCTCGAAGCAGGCAATAAGTCAGCAAAGTAATTCCCGCCCCATATAATTTGATTCACACTTACCCGCTGCAGCTCTTGAAAATACTGCAGGTTTGGCCTCTCGTTGTCCCATTCTTTTTTGACTCCATTGGTTCGCTTGCTCCCTCTTGTTCGCTGGCTCCCTCCACTCTCACCTATCCCATAAGGCGGATCAACAATAGCAAGCTCAAAGGCGTTATCCTCAAGACCTGTCATGTACTTCATACAGTCCATGTTTAGTAATTCAATTCCTTGCGGTTTACCTTGACACCTCATAAACCCACCTCCAATCTCAATGCTTTCAAAGCCGCTAAACCGTCAGCAACACGTTTCTCTTTACTTGTCGTATCTTCAAGCATGTAACCCGTATCAACTACTTTCTCAGCCCTGTGCCTCCAAGCGTCCGGATCGAAGCCAGTACAAAGTTGTCGGAACTCAACCAGGTTAGGAGGCCACTTGTCATTACGGGTTAATAAGGCTCGCAATCCTGCTCCATATTGAATTGGGGTGATCCCTACCAACCCTTTCACCCATGTGTCATTAGGCTCATCACCCTGCTGTGAGGCCCACTGGTGTCCGTACATCTCGTTCATTCGTTGCCATAGCTCCCAAATTGGATGCGTTTCGTTCTCCAAGGGCTTTTCGTTTAGCAGCGGTTCGCTGTGCTGGGGTAAGTTTTCTCTCAGGCTGTCCTGTATTGCCGCCAGCCTTGGATTGATTGTCCCGTTTGTCATTGTTTCTCTCCCAGTTGCGAATAGCTGCCTTAAAATCCTTCATCTTGTTTTTACCGACCATCCAGCCTTTTGATTCATAGAAATCACAGAATCTCTCAGCGTCGATAGTAGATGAGTATTCTTGAACTTCTTGAACCGTTGGAGGCTTAAACTTTTTATCTCTTATAATAGTATTTGTTATTGTATTGTTATTAGAGGTCAGTGGTTGACCTACCTCCTCTCGCTGGTTGACGTAGGTCAGTAATTGACCTACCTCATTTGGGAAGGAAATCCAATAGCGATTTGACTCAATTCTGGAGCCTGATTGCTTGGCTAGCCAGCCTTCCTCAACTAGAAAATCTAGCCATTTAAGAATGGTTGCGTGAGCTAATCCCGTTTCTCTTTCAATCGTTTTTTGACTCGGCCAGGCCACATCACGGTTCATATTCATATATGAAGCCATGTACAAAGCTAAATACTTAGCGTTGCTGGGCATATCAGTTTTTTTAAGTATGATTTTTTGCCAATCAAAACAAGATTGATCTATGTTGCGCGGCGGGTGTTTCATGGTAAGATGTTTCCCATTGGTTGATGTGGTGTCTCCAATATGGTTGAACTTCCTTGCGCTGTCAAGGCTTTGACCGCAACTAACCCTGTTTCGGCAGGGTTTTTTGTGTCCAGATTGCCAACCGCCTGACTGTCAAATTGCCAACTAGCTGGCTTGGGGTAATGATAATCACTTAGCCGACTCTGGCAGCTTGCCGTGTGCTGTTTTTTTCTTGTTTAAATGATATTGAGCGACCTTTTTACCCTGCCGCTCAACCGTCACGGACTCTATCTGGTGGCCCTTATCCCTAAGATCGAGAATTCTAGCCGCCAGCCTTAATGTTCCAAATAGCTTGACTGCCTCCAAAGACGTAAGACGATTACCTGCTTTTAAATAACTCAATACTTCTAGTGCTTGGCTCATTATTTATCATCCTTAACTATTTACTGGTTGTGTGGCCTATACATCCATTCTAGTCCGCTTTTTGCACTGCTCATGCATCATATACAGGCACAAACAGCACTAAGTGAGCATACCCTACCTCCTCCTATGTATACCGTTTAGTTCCAATGGTTAGCGGCCTTAATAGGTATAAAGGGCAATCAGTGGATGTACACCCCTCTGTTTGCTGTCTCCACGTCCCTAGACCGCTGAGATCATCGTAAATACAGTCTTTGCATTTCTTGTTGATTGCATCCCTCATTGATGGCCGTTTCTCTCTAGGAACTAACCTAGCTGCTTCGAGTCCTTTTAATTGGTTCATTTAAACTCCTCCGGGGCAATTTTCATTAGTTTCATAGCCTGACGCTGGGGAATTGGGTGGCGAGCCTTCCATTGCAACACTGCCTGTCTTGATATCCCTAGCCTTCTAGCCAGCTCTGCCTGAGAACCAGCCCATTTTATTGCGCGTGACTTCCATATAAACATTGGTGACTCCTATTGTTGGCGTGCTTGATTAGTATACTCAACCGAAAATAAATGACAAGTAATTCTTTACAAGGTCAAGAAAATAACCTAATCTAACTACATCGGCATAGGGCCGAATAACAGTGGAGAGACACCATGTACATAGAAAAAATAGCTGAACAAATGAACTTAGCGGCTGGCAATGCAATGCCCCGCGAGGTTTTAGCGGTTAACTGGTCAGGCGCAAACGGCAGGATTGAAATACAAATAACAGAGAGTGCGTTTAAGCAGGAATTCACTGACCAGGGTATTAAAGAAACAAGGACATCGCAAAATAGCGGAAACTGGACTCGGTTATCATTTATCACCAAATCAGGTGCAGAGGTTTTCACCTTAGAGGAAATGACAGGCCCGATGTACCGAATCATAGACGGCCAGCTAGTTGAGGTGAAAAAATGAACTCATTTTATCGGCAGAGTAAGCGTTTTGAGATTGCAATAGCCTTTGCAGTTGGCGGGTTAATAGCAGTATCAAGCATCGCGGGTATTTACGGATTCGCAATGTTTTTGAGGGGCATCACATGCACATGACAAAGATGCGTCGATAGAACCGAGTTTTATCAACACATACCATAAATAGTATATGCCAATTATTAAGGGGAACCACATGCAGTTAAAGACATACGTTGAAATTTGCGATATTGAACACGATAACGTCATTGTTGATTATGACTACCAGCCAGAGGAAAAAGACACTAACACTCATGCTGGAATCTATATCAACGAGGTTAAATGTGTGGACGGGGTAGATCGCCAAGGGGACATGACAGAGCTGGAGTTGGTTTTATTGGCAGAGAGGTGCATGGAGGCTACTTATTCCGATGAGGGCGACAAGGCTGACTATGACCATGACTATAGGGAGGAAGCGTGATGAAACAGTCTGAATCAATTACTGAGCTGGCTAAAGCTATGAACCTGGCTCAAGCCGAGATGGGCGGGGCGGTTAAAGACTCAGCAAACCCGTTCTTTAAGTCTAAATACGCGGATTTGACCAGCGTGGTAAAGGCTATTAAAGAACCTTTCGCCAAAAATGGGTTAAGTTACGTGCAGTTTCCGTACACTACAGATCGTGGAGTAGGAGTGACAACCCGGTTAATGCACTCAAGCGGGGAGTGGCTGGAGTCTGAGTTTGTGCTACCTATTACCAAGCAAGACCCACAATCAGCAGGGGCCGCGCTAACGTACGCAAGACGGTACGCTTTGCAATCAATGGCGGGTATTCCAAATGCAGACGATGACGCAGAAAGTGCTATGCTGAGAACGTCAGAGGATGATCTGACAGACGTTGTGGCCGGTATAGCTGACTGTGGCTCTCTGGAGGCTCTACGGGGGATTTTAAAAGAAAGATGGGCTCAGTACCCTAAGTCTAGGGAAATGCTCACAGAGGCTTATAATGAGCGCAAAGAGGAGCTAGCAAATGATTGAACAACTGTCAGAGGAATGGTTTAAAGCCAGATTGGGTAAAGTAACCGCGTCTAGGGTTAAAGATGTTATGGCTAAAACCAAGTCAGGGCCAGCAGCTACCAGAACGAACTATATGATGGAGCTGCTATGCCAACGGCTAACAGGTAAGCGGGAGGAGAGTTTTACGAGTGCTGCAATGCAACGAGGGACAGACCTTGAGCCTATTGCGAGAATGACCTATGAGCTGAACACTGGAAATGAGGTTACAGAAGCTGAGTTTATCGTTCACCCTGAATACTCTGCAATGGGAGCCTCCCCAGACGGTTTCGTTGGGGATGATGGGTTAATTGAGGTAAAATGCCCTAATACGGCTAAACACCTAGCCTGTATTCAATCAGATAGTTATGACAAGCAATACTATCCTCAAATGCAATTCCAAATGGCCTGTACAGGGCGCAAGTGGTGCGATTTTGTGAGCTGCGACGATAGGCTTCCGGATGAACTTCAGTTGTTTGTGTGCAGAGTGGAACGTTCAGAGGATTATATAAATTTAATGATGGATGAAGTAATGAAGTTTTTGGCCGAGCTATTAAAGCTCGAAATTGATATGAGAGAGAGGATGGTAAAATGAGCTATGACAACGAAAAACAGGTAATCATTAGCAAAGTGGTCAGCGATAACCCGAAAGCCCCAGCATTGCGCGTTGATGTTGTTATCAATGGCGTAAAGCATACCGCTGGGCTTTGGGCTTGGGATCGCAAAGACGGCTCCAAGGTGGTCGATAAGGCTGGCAATGGTAAGTACATTGGCAAGCTAGAAGTCGATACCTATGAAGCCAGCCAGGATGAGAAGGGTATTGTTGAGGCCAACAGAGCATTGAATGCTAAAGCTGACGACTTTGAGGATTCAATTCCTTTTTGACCCATTCCTATTATGGCATAAAGCTAACGGCAAAGGAGCAAACGGATAGTCCCTACCGTTCTGATGGATTAGAAACTGCGCCACAACTCGTACCAGATTCCGGCAATACTTTTAAAGGATATAAAGCTGTTAGAGTCTGGCCCAACAACATTAACCAGCCCCTTCGGTCTAATTATTAAAGAGGAATAGACTATTGTGGTCTGGTTATCCAGCCGGAATAGAATTTCCTGACCCTCTACTGGATCATCGAAATCAGTTATGGATGTGGAGGCGGAGTTTATTGCCCTGAAATAGCGATAATGACCGCCGATACTAGGCGTTGTATCACCGTCAGTAAAAGTGACCACTTCGCCGTGTATTTTCTCATCGAGTAGCCCGTTTGCTTCAGATAATACCACCCCGTTATCTTTAAAGTTCGCAGTAACGCCAGTCGTGTCGGCAGCCAGGAAGGAACCAAACACTGCATCGGGATTCCAGGTGTTACCAGAAACACGGACTTCTTGCTGTGAGCTGGCTACGTCCTGATAAATAAACAGACCATAGGTGATTTGATCCATTGATGTTACGGAGTTTCCCTTTATGGTTGTGTTTTTCATCACGGTAGTGGTAGCACCCACAAGAGTGTTTTGTATTTGTGCCAGACTGATCGCGGCTGTACTCCTGCCGGTGTAGCCGTGATAAAAAACATTATCTTGTATCACAGTCCCTTCTAAATCGTTATACGTCCAGCTAGTAGCGCCTGGGAAAATTGAGTCTGGGGTGACATAGGATGGCAGACTAAACAATGAGTATGTTGGCCGCGCCGCTATCCAGTCACTATCAACCTGAACGCCTGCCGAATAGAAATTCTTACAATGGTTCCCTTTAACCACATTAAAACTAGAGTCTGGGCCTATATAGACGCTATACAACACTCCAGCATCTATATAATTACCTGTAATCAGATTATTAGCGCCTCCGGTATTACAGATAATTGCACCCTGTCCACTACCCGCGCCAAGCGCACCCTCATTTTTCAGCAGGTTGCCGGTGACAAGATTATTACTTGACCCATACCCGCACAAAATACCGGATGAGGTAAACTCCAAACATTGATTGTTTGAGATGATGTTATTCCAAGAGGAATTCTGGAGTATTACAGACCTGTGGTTATTTTTATAAAAGACATTGCCATCAACAACAGTCTTTTCCGCTCCCTGTAGATTAACTGAGTACGAACCCTGCTTGATTACGTTATTGCTAATAATATTCCCCATTGCAGGGGTTGGTTGTCTTGAAATCGTGCCTGAAAAGAACCCTCCAAAGTCAGTAAGGCCAGTCAATGATGCCCACAGCTCAATCATCAACCCACGCTGAGTAGGCGCATCAAATCCGGTTATATAATTTTCGCTTATGAGATTGTAGGAAGCGCCTTCTTGCAGCCTGATACCCCTGTGATTATCAGTGGCACTGTTCGTAAAGCCATAGATTGTATTTTTGATAAACTGACAAGTAGTGCAGCCATCTCCCAAGATAGCGGTACGGTCACCATTTTGCATATCAATTGTTAGCGAAATCTTTGCACTGTCAACAGCCGTCCCACCTGTCAACGCTCCCTGTAAAACGACAGCCGCCTCTGTTGTTATGTTAGCAGGTACGGTTGTGCCATCTGGAAGCAGTGTAGACATCGACAGGTCAATCTCAGACACCCCATTTTTAATTAGTAGTGTAGAAAATAGGTATGTATCCCCCTGGTGGCCGGTTAAGCCTATGCCAGTTGATGCTGCATAATCCGCTGCGGCCTGTAGCTCTGTCGTGTCATCTGTAACACCGTCACCTGTGGGGCCAAACGCTTTAACGCTGATCCAGTCACCGGCAATTCGCTTCCAGCGACCATTACCAACATGGCCTGTTGGCAAAATAGTAATACCACCATCGTCAGCAGCCGTACTTGTGGAATTCCAATAGAACATCCCGCCACCACCGTCACCTGGAACATAGTACCCGGCAACAGAAGCCTGATCCCCATTAGACGCACCTGTGTAGTCATAAAGGCTATCAGTCGCAGTCGAGGCTACAGCGTCGATAGTGATAGCTGAACCACCATTAGGGTAATAAGGCCCAATAGTCGGCGCTATAGCGGAGCCAGCGGAATCCTTCCTGACAATCTTATAGACAACGGATTCATCAAAGAACAAAGCAATAGATGTGCCGCCATTCTTAGGTGCGCCAATACTATTTAAAGTAACAGAGGTTCCCGCAGAGGTTCCTGTGCTATTCGAGTAGATAGGGGTAGGCGTGGATGTGTTGTAGATAAAGAACTCGATTGTCCCGTTTTCTAGCGGATCGCCATTTGCATCAAAGTATTGCTGAACCGTTGGTTCTCCGAGAATGTAGCCCATGTTATTGCTCCTGATTCTGTGATATGTTTTAACAATCAATTACAATGGATTGCCAAATGAGTTTCTGGGTAACTGTTAGCGCAATACTGACTTCAATTGTTATTATCTACGCCGCGTTTTTTATAGTAGGTGTTATTTTGGGTTTATTCACCCAGTAGCTCTATTCTACCTGATCCAGCCATATCCTTAGACCTTCTAGCTGCCTTAATTTAGCCTTAGAACTTGTTGGGTCTGACTTAGTTGCGCCCTTAACAGCTTTAACCCCAGCCCTTAACATCCCTACAGGGCTTCCAGAAGCAACGTCTACAGCAGCATCAGCTAGCCCTAGCTTCCCTGTCTCCGCCCCTATAATACCTTGTAGAGAGCCAGCTTTAGCCACTCCTGGGACTGAGTTTCTGATAGCGGCCTCTGCGCTAATTAAATCAGGTATGCTATCGTCCAAAATAGAGGGGTTAGCGCCCATCTGCTCGGCATATTTCCCCGCTGTAGCGTCCATTTCACTAAAAGCATCCCGCATTATAGGGCCGGACTGATAGTTACTTAACACTTTTCGGGACATTGTGCCTAACGCTTCCTCAGCACTATCTGAGAGAAGATCGACCTTTTTCCCCGCCAGGTCTTGTACGCCATTTATAACCCTAATTGTGTCAGCATACATCGTGTTAGCGGCATCATACTCAGGCGATAACTCATCTAAAGATGTATCAATGTTATGCCTTAAACGTTTAGCAATACGCTGCATGTTTCCAGAAAGCCCCTCAACCTGCTTTCCATAAGATACGCTTTCGTCAATAAACTTCTTAGCAAAGTGTGCGTCTATGGCCTTGTAATCTCCGCGCGTTTGATTGATATAGTCCATTAAATTTTGAACAAACCTCATTGATGGGTCTGCGCCACGGATAGTTGACTTAGAGAAGTCGATAGCTACATCACCCGCCTCGTTAAGAATTAACCCGCCATTCTCGCCAACTTCAACGAATATCCTTTGATCCGCCAAGTCTTTAACTAAAGTGTTCATAGCCCCTGATAGATCAATATCCATGTCCTGTAACCCAACAGCAGCAGCGTCTAGGTCGTCTTTTGATGTCATAAACGCATCACGGATAATCTTTAATCGGCTATTAACAGCCTTGCCTACAATATTACCGGGTGGGTTAGCGTCCCTATAGCGGTCATTACGGACACCTCGATCTACCATATCAACCATCTGGCGAACTTTATCACGGGTAGGTTTATTGGCTGTTTTAAGCATCGCGACAGTGCCTTCCGTCCAGCCTCGTTTAACAAGGGCATTATCCGCTGCGTCCTTAACAACATTTCCTTCTGGGTCTAGTTTATAGCCTACAGACTCAATATCTCCCTCACCTCTTTTAACAGCAAGCTCAGTCCTTACCTTCCTATCTAGGCGGGTTCTATTAGCCCCTACAGGTATTTGATCGAGTGGAGTGACAGCAGACCTCGCAATATTTGCGGGAGCCGCACTACCGAACCCTAAAAACTCAGCAGCAGCCTCTACAGGCCGCGCAAGGTTCCTACCGGCTACGGAAGCCAATCCCATAGCGCCGGGTATTAAAACCTCCCCAGCAGCAGATAAAACGTCTTTAGCAGTCCCTTCCTCCATATAGCCGCCCTGACCCGGCCTAAAGCCAGATAAAGACTCAATAGCGTCAGATATGGACGTAGTTCTATCGTTGTACGGCTTACCTGCGATAACATCTAAAACACCTGCATAGCCAGATATAGATTTTGTAAGCGCCATTGCAGCAGCGTCAGGGATGTACATTAGTGAGCGGTTTGCGCCAGCAGCTATCTCACCTAAAGCCGGTAGAACTGATATATCGTTCGCACCATATCCCGCCTGACGGCCTTGGAACTGCTGATCTTGTTGTGGGACTTGTGGGGCAGCTATAACCTCATCAACAATAGGGTCAACAAGGGTATCCCCAAACGGGTTCCCCGCCGCTTCAACAAGAGGGCTTACAAGTACGTCACCGAATTGGTTAGTCGCCATGATTAGTTTGCCTGCCAAGTTTGTAAGTTGCCATTTTCATCAGGGGCCAAATAGTGGTCACCTTTTTTAAGTGAAGCTCTTTGATCTGGCGTTGTTATTGTTGGCAAGTCACTCCGCAAAGTGTAATCGCCCCTAACCTTCATGCCTTCAAGGTAGTCGCTAATACTGCCGTTAGACTCAAAGTGTTGCGCCGCTTTCATCATCTCTGATCGCAACTTGTGCTGCGCTCTCTTTCTGGTTCCCAGCCAAGTTTTAAGCTCTTTAGGCTGCATGTCCATCGGTAAAGCCGTTGACATAGCCAGTTTCATCTCGCCAGCAGACAATGCGCCGAATGTAACCGCCCCAATAACATCCAATCCCATCCGATTACCCGCGTTCTGTAGCTCGATAGTTGATGTTTTAAACGATGGGAACCAGTTATCAACCGGGCCTGTATTTGCCCCGTCATCAATTGCCTTTATAGCAGAATCAATATTTCCTATTGCTGCGTTCGCCTTTCCTATACTTACAAACGCATCCTGAGCTATACCTTGCCGAATCGCTACCTGAGATGTACCGGTTGCTTTCGTCATTGACATTCCAATAGCCTCTGCCATTGTTAGTCCAGAGGTGTTTACGGGAGAGATGCCACCAACAGGAGACTGTGGGCCGCGGGGGTCAACAGGGACAAGTTGGGAGCCGCTAGAGCCACTAACAGGGTCAAAAACAACTTGGGTAGAGAAAAGATTGCCTTCTCCGTCTTTTACCATCCCGCTTGAGCCTTTTTGAAAAGGGGTTCTGTCACCAGACTGGTCAGAAAATGGCTTGAACGCCGCCTCCATAGAACGTAACGACTCATCTGACAGATCATCGTCTAAATTATCAGCATTTAATCCTAAAACTTTATCATAGCCCATACCCTGCATCTGTTGAGCTATTTGTTGAGTGGCTGCAAACCTTTCACTCTTAGGGAGTGCTTGTACGCTAGTTATGGCATTATAAACAAAATTTCCTGCCTCATTTTTCATAGCGTTTTGATTTGATTGCAATGTCATTTCTGCATTTTGCATTTGTAGTGGGGCCATGTTTAGCTGGTTTTCTTGCACCTGAAGTTGCTGTTGCAACATTTGATTCCGAATTGGGGCTTGTGCCATTCTCTCCCCAGACAAAATTCCTTGGCTCATCGCACCGGCTATATCTGGGGTGATACCCATCATCGGTATTCGTGGATCAATTGGCATTTTCTTAACTCCCTATCTTTTATTAGTAGTTGCCGTAAAATCCGCCGGAATTAACAGCGGCAGGCTGTTGGGCCGCGAAATTCTGAGGCGTGTTATATAGCGAGCCTGTGTTCTGCCCTGCGCTCTGAGAGCCATTAAACCATCCGCTGTTTGCGCCGTAGCCCAATACCTGCCCTCCAATATTCCCTATATTTTGAGCCGTTTGCCCCCATGCGTTAGCTTGGCCTATCTGCCCCGCTGCAACAGCGTTACCGGCCCCTGTTATCAGGTTGGCGGAGTTTACGCCTTGGAAGTTAGCTGCATTCTGCCCCATTTGTACGGGCATTAAAGCGCGGTTATAAGCTGAAGAACCCAGTGAATCACTGCGTTGTAAGTAATTCCCGTAATACTGGTCGCCCGTAGCCATATAGTTTTGGAATAGCGCGTCCACAAGACCGCCACTGCTTAACTTGCCCTGCGCCGCTGAACCCGCGCCCATCTGCCTCCCCGCGCTATCAATTGAGGCTTGAAACAATGGGTTATTAGATAGGTAATCAGCCCCATAGGGGTCTTTTTGTAGTGTCTCGAACGTGTTATATCGAGGGTCATTAAGTATGTCTTGATAGGCTCCAATATTCTCGGTTCCAAGCTCAATATAAGGTTTGTTTAACCTCTCTTGCTGCTCTCGCGCTTCTCTTGAAGACTCAACTTGTGCCTGAGAAGCCTGCTGAGAAGCGTCTGCCGACATCTTTCCTCCGATTAGTGAACCAGCAACACCTATCGCCGCCCCGCCTAAAATTGCTGCTCCTGCTGTAATTGCCATTTTATAACCTCTTGCCGTAGCTAGTTTCTTTTAATTCGTAATTTAGTTTTTCATACATTTTTTTTACTACGCTAGGCATTGAAGTCTCCATAAATGCCATTGACCAATAGACGCAACCTTTTTCTTTTGCTGCACTTTCAAGGCGTTTTAATAGCTTAATACCCGCTGTGCCTCCCCTATGTTCTGGGGCAACCCACCACGCCAATTCCGTACCATGCAAAACGTCCATGTTGCCCAATAAAGGAACTGCAATTCCTGCTGTAAAGCCGATAATTTCTTGATTGATTTCAGCAACAAATAAAAGCCCTTGAGATAGGCATAAATCAAATGTGTTTATTGCTGACCCTGCTTTATACGCAACATCATAGGGCGCATGTTCCCAAAACTCGGAACACATTTTATCCAAAGCATTATAATCATCTTTAGTCGCAAGTCGGATCATTGCATACCTTTTGTTTGCGCTGCCTCTCTATCCCTTACTGCTTTGGATAAACCATTATATTGTGAATAACAAATGCCAACACGTTCCATGTTATATATATAGGCATCTTGTATGTCGTCAGGACTCTCCGCCAACCTTAAAGGCTCAAGGGGCTGAGTTAACTCTCCCGGTACTGGGCGAATACTGTATGGCTCGCACAATGTCGTTGAAGAACTGCAACTGCTGATCGCGGTTGCAAGTATCAATAACCCTATCAACTTTAAGAATCTCATAGCGTATTTCTGCCTTTCTTGTGGCATTTACCGTGACAGCCTCTAAGTCGCTCTCTGCCACCTTTCTTTCAATATAAACAACCTCTGTCAGTGTCTTGGCGATCTGGCTGTCTATAGCGTCCTGCTGCTCATCATAGCCAGCGTTGTAGCCCTTGTTATAAATCCCCCAGCCTATGCCCAGTAAAACAACAGCAAGCCCAATATAAACAAAGAACTTAGACTGAGCAAACTTGAGAAATGAAAATATCACTTTTTCTTCGCCCTTGTTGCTAGGTAGAACCCAATAACCGTTGCCAGTATCCCTATTACACCTAAAATAACTGGAACATGATATTGGTTGATATTTGCAAAGTTATCCCAGAATTTTGATATAGTTCTCTCAATTAGATAACAGGCCCAGAGTAAAGTTAGCCGCCTAAATAGCATGTGGTTTTCAGCTAAATTGCTAAAAAAGCACCCTATTTTATTCACTTTAAAAGCGCACCCTTAGTTACTTTTATTAAAGCCGTCAACCAAAGATAGTTAATCCCTGTTATCTCATAACCCGCTTCAATTAAATACGCCAGATCAACATACTCGCGTTGCCAGTTATCTATATACATCCCTTTATATTGGAGGATTGCATGACCGCCACCACTAGGAGATTTGCAATATTTTATCTTTGCGCTGCCTATAATTAGCTCTTTCCAAAACTTAACCATACTGCCTGTCTCAATATATAAAGCAGTCAGGGCGTAATCTTCACAATCACCCTTTAAGTCATCTTCTTTTAGTATACGCCAGCTATTCCTTGAGTCATCAGCCTTGTATTCAAAGTTTTTTGCTAAGTATTCTAAGTCTAACCTTCCCATCGTGATTTCCCGTCCCTTGTGTCTACGTGTGTAAAAGTCGCATAACAACCAGCGCCACCAAAACCCATCTTGTCGGCTATCTCGTAAACGATAGCGGGGTCTACATCCTTTACTTGTATGTCAGCAGCCCTACCTAGTAAGTGCTGGCTGTTAACTGAGCCGCCTACCTTGGCGTTGTACTCCTGACACCTGCATCCACTGGTAATATGGATGGGCTTGTCAAAATTCTCTCGTAACTGATCGAGCATCTCTATCAACTCAAAATCTACAGTGTCAAAACCACAGCCACAATTGCAGGAAAATTCTGACCTAGAGAAGTATTTGCTCATTTAGCCCCTTGTAGAAGTATCTGCTTTATGTCGCGTAACTCTTGAGACTGTGCGTCATCACGCTTTTCTGCGGCTGTAGCTCGTTCAGCGTTGCGCTTCTCAGATTCTTCAGCTTGTACCTGGATAACTGCAACTGACGTTTTGACATCTATCAGGTCTTGGCTCATGCTGTTTAGCTTTACCGCGTTCTCGCTTGATACCTCTTGAGCCTGGGAGACATCACTTTTTAGGCTTATCCAAATTCCACCAACTAAAAACGATGAGATAGCCAGTGCAACAATAAAATCCATAGTGGCAACTTTCTCTAATACCTTATCTGCAACTGCGTCCATGCTACCCACCTTGTGTTATCTCAATACCGAATCCATTAAAAGCCACTTCGTTTCCAGTTGCTAACGCGTAGAGCATATCTCCAGAGTTTAATACCATGCCTTGCATGTATTGGCCTGTTTGATGTTGTGCAAGCGTGTCATAATACAGTGTGTCCGTGAAGTAGCTTACGCCAGCCCCAGCCTTAACAATCATAACTCTTAGCTTTGTCACATTTATACTGTTGTTGTTGTACGCATTTACAACAATAATCTGCGTGTTGACAAACTCTGGCGCAGTGTAGACTTTTGTTATTGCACCTGTGGGAAGTGTTAATGGCTCCCATAATCGTGTTCTTTTAATTGCACTCATAACTAAATCCTTTTTATGGGTCGAAACTTTGTACGACAGGGTTGCCTAAAGGTTGCACCATTTCAATTCCGTAAGCCGTTACAGCTATATCTGTGCTGCCGCCTTCCGCATAACCTTGTAACTTATCGCCAGCCGATAATACGATTCCCTGCATACAGGTTCTAGTTTCTCCTGGGTTCAAACTAAGCCTATGCAGCATATTCTCTGGTTTTAACGTAAATGTCTCATCTGCTGTCGAATGATAAAGCTGAATAGCCTGCGCAGAGTTAGTGAGAACTGAGTCTGTGTTCATGGCGTAAAAAGATATAACCTGCGTCTGTGTATCAGTAGGACAGACATAATAGCTCTGTGCAGCAATGGGGTCGCCAGCTAACCTCCCTGTGAACAGTTGTTTTTTTCTTCCGATCATAGAGAAATCCTTTGTATATAAGCTAACGCATAGTGTGGTGGAATTCTTGTTGACCAAGATAGCGTGTGAATGTGCGCGTCACTTGCTGGGGTAGCGCCACTCCCCGATGCCACTGTAACTGTTGCGCTTGGCCCGCCTATAGTTGCTGTAATGTCCGTTGCGCTATTATCTCCAACATCATAAGTGCCACCTGAATCCGCGTCTGCATGTATAACGAACTTTGCGGTTAAATCAGGAGTGCCGTTAGTTCCGTCACATATCTGCCAGTTTTCAGGTATGTCAGAAATTGCGCCAGACCAAAGAACAATCGTGCCGATAGGTGTTGCATTTTGCGATGAAACTAATGCTTGTCTAGCTAGCTCTAAAGCCTCAATTGATAAGCTGTTGTCAGAAAAATCTATGTGCGTGGGTATGCTAACAGCGGAGGGGAATCCAATAGGGTCTGGAGTGCTTACGCTAACGGGAGACCCGTAGTTTAAAGTAAATTTATCCTCTATTACATCATCATCCCCGCCTGTCCTGGTGCGTAGCTGCCAGATAACGTCCAAAAGCTCGCGCATGAAAGGCCCGATCTCAGGGTCAAACGCCCACTCTTTAGGGACTATGTTAAACGGGGTTCTATCTACGTTTGACATTAAAATCCAGCGACCTCTATATCTACTTCACCATCAAACATTGACAAATAAACAGGGTCAGAGCAAAGGATTCTAGCCCTTACATCATAGCCTGTGCAGAAGTCCCAGAAGTCTACAGGGATCATATAATCGCCGTTAACCCCTATAGATACGTTGCTCTGGGCTTGCCATGTCTGACCGCCATCAGGAGATAATTGACACATCAATACGGGGTCTGAACCTTGACCCGTTGCCAGCCCAACACCTACTTCCGCGTTGATCCTTAACTGCTTAACAGTGATCCTCTTTGAAGGCGCACCAATCATCTTCCCGTTAAAATTAGGCAACGTCCTAATCCTTAACCTTGCCAGACCGTTATCGGTGTAAGTGTCTAAATCTAGCTCCATGACATCACCGCCACCAGAGCCTAAATTCTTTCCATAGCAGCGTTTAACTGACGTTGCGTACCACGCAACACCCTCAAGATTAGTTGTTGATGCAAGCTCTACCCAATAGCTGTAAGTCTCGGAGAATAACCAAGTCTGATCCCCAGAAGGGAAAGAGAATAAAACAAAGTCTTGTCCCTCCATTACAAAGGATGAAGTAATGCAGTCAGACACATTATCCATCGCCTCAACATGGTGAGCGAATGCCTGAGAACCCACTGAGCGAGCGTTAGCCCCTGAGCATTGGTAAACTTTCCGGTCATCCCCTAGCCAATATAAAAATTGGTCTGTATTCGATACCGCGTGTTTGCCTGCAATCCCAACATTTACCAGAGAGGTGTCTTTTCGGGAAAAGGGAGGATTTCCAACACCTGAGTTATACCACAGCTCAGTGGTTCTTGACCCTAGCATATAGACAAGCTGGCTGAACACGTAAGGTCTTAATAATGGGTCTGGGGCCACTTCCGCTTCTGCAAAATTCAAGGCGTTATAAGTGCTACCGTCCCCCGCGTTAGACGTACCAAATAAGCCGTTATCACCCGCTATAATGAACTGCCTGTTAATGTAGGCAATTGATCTAGGATTCGTGACAACAGACTGAGAAACGGTCGATACAGTAGTTCCGTTGTACTTATACAAACTATTGCTGGCGGTAAAGAACAGATTTGTGCCATCGTCAGCGAATACAGCTCTATCTGACCCACTTACAGCCCCTAAAGATGTGTAGACAGCAGTAGAGCTAATTCGCCACAGCGTCGTGCCTATGAGCTTGTATAGGACATCGGCCATAACGTGCATACCACGATCTGTGCCGTTTTTAGCCGCCCAAACCTTTAAGCCAGGGAAGTCGTGAACACCATTACGCCCTTCAGAGAGATCAATGTACATATTCTGAGTGACTTCACCGCCATACTGAGAGGAACGGTGTCCACCTGTAGGGCCAGCTATATCAATCGGGATCATGGAGTAGAGCCTTCGATGTGCATTGCAGGTGCAGGGCCGTGGCGACCTCTGCGGTCTAATTTATTCGCTCGCTTCATTGCCTCATCAAATAACAATGAGTATTTTTGAATCATTGCATCATCATGCGCCCACTGTGCAAAGTGGAACAGTGACCCGTATAAATATATTGCAGGGAATCTAGTCAATATATCGTTTGTTGTGTTACTGGACGATAAAGCTGTTAGAGACTTAAAGTGCGCCATTTCATAGGAATAGGCAGAGTCAGGTACGCGGTCAAACTCAACCTGATTCGTAACTGTAAAGAATCTAGGGCGACCAGCAGCGGTTTGAATATTCATCGACTCTGGGGCGCGGTATTCTATCTCGAAAGACGCACCGCCCGTATAGATACGGAACTTACGCATAGAGAGAAAGCCCGTAGGTAAGGCCAGGTAGCGATCAGTAGTTCCTGTGGAGCCTGTAGCAGTACCCTCCATGCTTCTCACTTTCAGGTTAACCGCTATGTCAGATTCCGCTAAGTCGATAAAATCGTCGATAACAGACAGGGTATCACTGCGCTTAGACCAGTTCTGAATCGCTGTCTTCAGCTCTAAATATGTGGATATACTCATTTCGGTTGCACCAGTACATAAAATCCATGTTCAACAGTATTGAATTGCAGTAACTCAAACCGTTCCATTATCTTGGGTAGCCACCATGCCGGAGGCTCTTGTATTAAATGAGCGTTGCGTCCATCGGTTAAGACCTTAACAGCGGGGCCAGTGTGGACGGTAAAGAATCCAAAGAACTCCGTGACCCGCCTCAAGTCATCAAGAACATCATCAAGATGCTCTGGCTCAATATGCTCTAAAACATCAATGCACGTTACGAACTGGGCTGAGTCCGGGGCATCAGACCAATCCTTTACGCCAGGATCGTAATGATGAACCGTAACCTCATGGTCAGGGTTGATAGACTTAGCTAAACGGCCTTTACCTGCGCCGTAGTCGAGCATGTGCGTGACTTGTATCTTATTGATAAGGTTAGTGACTAATGGCGCGTAATCAACAGAAGCAACACCGTAATTAGGGTTTTCGTGCAGAGTTTCCTGCTCTTGCCTGTACTCATCGCTAATCAGCATGACCTTGATGCCTTCGTTAACTCATAAAACCACTCATCTGAATACTCTTGATCCCCGTAACCCTTTAAACTTGGGATTCCGAGGGTAAAGTGGACAATCTTAGCGTCAGGGTTAGGCTCACACTCGCCCACCAAATGGTTCCACTCTTTCGGCAACTCACCAACATCATCAGCCCACTCAAACTGGTGGAGGTATTTACCTGTAGCAGTGTTTACAATTTCGGGCTTTAAGCTCCAGCAGGCTTTGGTATGGTTGCAAAACACCATCAAAGACGACCAGTTCTTTTTAGGGTAAACGTGCTGAATGTTACCGAGAAACTTATCACCCCCTTTTGGTATATAATCGTGCTTAACAACAGAGACATCTGCTTTTAAATTATAGTGATTAAATATCTCTGCAATGTCGCACAACACCAGCATGTCACAGTCTAAGTATATAGACCGCCCCGTGTACCCGCTTAGAAACGGGGTCAAGAAACGTGAGAATGAGAACTCTGTACTGCCGTCTTCTATGCCCCTTGTAAATTCAGGGATATTGGTCTTATTTATAGGGATAAAACACACAGGCTCTGATGCCCTAGACAGGATTGAGTGACAAAGTACGTGGTACGCAATTGCCTCTTTGGGATCAAATCCTATACAGATCGTTATCACCAGTTGCCCTCTTTTGCAAAACCTTCAACTGTCTTTAGCCAAGTCCCGTCCTGTCTAACTAAGTGTACTGAATTGAACCAAGGGAAATCACCCTCTGAGTGGTAGCGATAACCTGGACACTCTGGGGTTAAAACATAGCAAGGTATCCCTAATGCCCCAGCAACATATATTATAGTCGTACAGGACGATACAACATAGTCTAATTGGCTCACTAAGGACGCTAGAGCGTCTATATCGCCTCCTGCTGAAGTTTCAGGGTAAGACTTGATGTTATAGCGGTCTAAATCGCGTTGCTCTACAGGCTTGTATTCGAGGCTTATAAAGGTGTCCTGATCGTTAAACAACGGCGACAAGTCATCAAGATTCAGAGATCTTTTTGATTCACCTGTGTTTTTAAGCCCACCCCGCCAAGCTATGCCGACCTTCTTGCCCTTAAAAGTCTTAAATAAAGCCTCCCACTGGATCACCCTGTCGGGGTCTGGGACTAAATGAGGCGTTCCAGTAAAGGATTCCTCTGAATTCCTGTAGAAGTAGGGCAGTTGGCCTATAGCTAGCTGATAGTCTGGGCTATGGTCGTCCAGTATGGGTGTTTCACGCTTAAATCTTGTGCCATATACAGGAAAGTCAAAAGACCGCTTGAATAGTCTTTCCAGCCTTGCATCACAATCCAGAATAATGTCATTTGTTTTAGCTAATTCATAAAGGCAGGTTGAGAACATAATCTCATCCCCTACACCCTGCTCACCGTAGACAACAACAGTACCAGGCTCTCCATTCCAGTCTGGGACACCGTAATCCCTGCCCTCTCGGTGCTTAACGCCGAGGGTGTCGTAATAGTTTGCCCAGCCTTCTTTCCACTGCCTCAACATTAGTTGGGCTAAACCCATATTATGCTTTGCGGCCTTTAACTCAGGCTTAATAGTTAAAGCCTTTTGGCTTAGTTCAATACAGCGTTCAGGCTGACCACTCTGTAAGCACATCAAGCCTTCGTTGGCTAATGCGTCAGCGTTCCTGTTATCTAAAGAATAGGCTTTCTTAAAACATTTCTTGGCTTTAGCCGGGCTGTACTCCTCTAAACACATCCCCATGTTTGACCAGACAGAGGATACTTTAGGGTTAAGCTGGGCGCATCGTTGGTAAATGTTATAAGCCAAACCAAACCGTTCAGCCTCCATCATAATATAACCACTCATAAATAGAGCTTTTTGGGCTATATCATCGTCTATATGGTCATTGAGTATATCGTTGCAAATAGCCAGTGCTTCATCCGGCCTTTCGTTAATGATTGAGCGAGCTTGCAATAGAAGCTCCTCACTCATATTTTGTCTACCGTTAGGCAATACTTATAGTCTCTAGCAACAACCTGCTCGATCTTCTTCATGTCGTCGTTATTGCGCCAATCAAGATGATACTTCTGCATCAGCTCAACCAGTACCGCGTTGGGTATTCTAGCGTAGTGGTAATAATCTTCTTTAATACCCCTAGCCTTATATGCAGGGTCATCACGCATCTGTTTCGCCTGTTTCAGCGTCAGCTCTACGTCCTGAACATCCTCAATATAAGTGGTGTCAGTTGAATGGTCATAATGATGGAATGTCTTGGTTTTAGTCCAAGGGTTTATATCAATCAGACGCTTCGACACTTGCGGCCCTCCGCCTTCTACGTGCTGGCTTCTCTACTGGCTTTGCATGTGCAGAGTCGAAAGCATCTTTGAATTTTTGAGAAAGCTCACCGCGCAAATGACGCGCAGCCCACTCCTCAACTGTTGAGTATTTTAGCATTGTTTGCTTGTGTGCGTCTTTCATTAGTAGACCACTGGCTTCTTTGGCTTTGGCTTTTTCTTGGCTTTGTTTCTGCGAGCAACAGCAGCCCTCATGCGCTCGTCAATAGTTTTGTCTTTTCCCTGCTGGATAAGGAATGCTTCTCTTTCTGCTCTAGTGGTTGGCATAAAAATCCTTAATCATATAAAAATGAGGGTAGGGGCCAAGATTGACCCCATCCTCAAGATGAATTAGCTCACTGTAAGGTCAGTAACCTTGCCGCTTGCCGCTTCGTTTTTCACTTCCAGAGTGTACTCACAAACCAACTGGCTTCGATCAGAGTCACCAGTTTTCGCCAGCTCCTCTACTTCCATGTTTCGCAACGTGGAAAGACAGAAGTATTCCATATCCAAGACCAGAGCAGTTTGATCGCGCTGGAAACGGTTAGGAACTACGCGGAATGTACCAAAGTTAGACTTGTAGAAGTCAACAGCACCTTGAAGGTACGTTGATTCCTGAGCCTGTGCATCAGTAAACAGAGTAGAGATACCAACAAATCCTGATACTCGTGTTCTGTTGTGAGGGCCGACCATAACAACGTCAGGCTCACCACCAGCAGTCCAGCAAGCCTGAATAACAGCATCAAGACCAGCTTTAGTGAACGTACCTGCAACAGTTGAATCGGTAGGAGCCGCAACAGTACCACCAGAGAATCCTGGGGTAGTTTGGGCAGTACCAGTACCTAGAGAAGTCTTGTTAGAAGACAACCAAGATTCAACAGATGCTAAAGAACGTGCAGTACCAGCACCACCAGCAGAGCTAGCTTGGTTGCGGGTAAGTGCAAACTCCATGTCACGCTTTATCTCACGGCCACGCTTTGCCAACTGGTAGCTGTATTCGTCAGCTCGGCCAGCAGAATTAACCGCTCGCTGAGTACCGGATACGCTAACTGCCTTTTTGCTGATCTGGCAGTAGTTACCGACACGGGTAGTCGCTACGAAAGTGTTGGCAACAGTATCGTCACCTTCAATCTTACGGTTAGCAGCAGCAGCGTCAAGAGCATCGGTCTGCCACTCATGATAAACAGCGGTTGCGCTATTCTTTTGAACGCCAGACAAAAATGGCGTATCCATTGGGCTGATGTCGTAAATGATGTCAGCCAAATCTTCACGGTTACCAATTGCAGCATGGGCCGTGGTAGTACCTGCGGGTACAGTCATAATAATTACCTATTTCATTAGTGAACGGAACAATTTTGCCGCATCCCTTGAGCTTCCAGACTTCCTCAGTTTCCCGCGTAAATCGCTGGATTCCTTGGCTTCGCGTGTTGCGCTGTCTGTAGACGCTCCCGGTGATTGCGACTTTGGTGGAGTTCTGACCTTCTTGCTTTCTAGGTCAGAGTTATTGATCTGGTCGAACAGCATGGCTTTACGGGCCATTACGAACATTCGGTGGTCAGTTAGGGCGCTAAGTTCATCGCGAGAGAAACCCTGTTGTTCCATTGTGGCAAAGACTTCATTGGCCTCCTTAGACCGCACATCTTGATCTAGCCACTCTGGAATCGCTGTCTCTAGCAATTCTAGCTCCTTCTTTGATCGCTCCTTGTGTCTTTCTTGCTGCTCTACCTGGCGTTGCTCCTTCAATTTGTTGAACTTGTCCACCTTGCCACGTATCTTTTCAAACTCTTTGAGATACGCTTGCGGGTCATACTCCTTCAACTCCCTCATCTCTGGAGACTCAAGACTATTGATCTCGAACTCAACTACGGCTTGCGCCTCTATCAGTTGGCTTTCAATCCTTTCCTCTTTCGTTTCTAACGCCTTTCTGCGCTCTGCTACGTCAGAAGTCTTTTTGCGATAATCAGACTCCATCATGTAGCCCTTACGCAGTTCTTCGAGGGTTACATCTAACTCATCCTCTCCGACTTTGACCTTGTATCGCTCCACCTCTATTTCTGTATCACCAATTGGTGTTTCTGTAGAAGTTGTTTCGACCTCGGTGCTTTCTGGAGCTTTACGCTCCTCCACTACATCTCCGGTTGGCTGTTCAGGCTCCGGTGATAGCAATGAACTCATACGCGAAATCGCGCCACTCATGTCGGTAGCTCCCGTGGGGTTGGCTGCCATAATTTATTTCCTCAGTTTCAATATATCCTTTAGGAGTGATCTGGCTTTTTTGCCGCCATTGATCGCATCCGTAAATTGACGCTCGAAACTGTCTACAGTTTTAAGCATCTTGTATAGGTCTTCCCTCTCCGCTACATCTTTAAAGTGAGAAGTCCTAATATTGTGATACACCGCTTCCCTCATGCCGATCAGTGCTTCCTGAACTAGATTGTCCGTCAGGATTCTCTGTGCATGGTCTGCTCGTTGTACCTTGTTCTGTAGGTCGCGTTCTTCGCTCACCGAATATCCTCTCGTAGTTATCAGAGTACCGCTTTTGATCTGTCGGCCTAGTGTTTGAGCCTTTACCAGCCACCGCCACCAGACCCCAAGTTTGTTATGGTTGCGTTGTCAGCACTAATTGAATCTATAAAAGTTGTGCCTGAACCTTCATTGAATGAATAGTTATTCTGATAGCTGATGTCTGCGGTGAAAATACCGCCAGTATGTTGACCTTTCCTAAAGGAATTTATATACCCAGTGAAGTGATTAGTCAGGCCTGCGCTACTTGCAAAGTGCGTGAACGGCGCTTGTGTGGCGAGTGTC